CACGCTTCGTCCAGGCATTGCCCGGAGGCACTTGGCACTAAACTATATATTTTCAGGCGCTCTTTTCGCCTTTCAATTCGATTTTGATGTTCTTTTTGCAAGCCTTACAGTATGGGTAAACAACACCCACTGCCTTGCTATCCACCTGCATCAAAAGCCGCCCTTTTCCATGATTGATACCGGCGGCAGCGCAAACAGGACAATAAATGTCAATCTTCATTCAATGGACGACTCCTTTCGGTCTTTGGCACCGCTCCCGTCTCTCGCAACTGCGAGGCAACATATAGCCGGTTTGGACACATCCGCCCCGGCAAGCGTACTCCGGAGAGATACGCCGCAATTCTGGTAGCCAGCTGTGGAGTCGAACCACTATCCTGCGGGTCAAAGCCGCCCACTCTGCCATTGAGCTATCTGGCCGTTTATGTGCGCTTCCCGCTTAAATTGTCACACCCTGGTCTCGGTGGCGATATCATGATTAGCCACTCGCATGGTAGTTTTCAGCGGGATAGCGCCGGGGCAGGTCATAGCTGCCACCGCTTTTTTACCCGACACTATGACTGTCGGCTCTGCCGCATGGAGGGCGCAACCCTCCGGCCCTGATATGTGGGCTGCATCGTGCTGCGGCATATATTCACTGCTTCTATGTAATCCGATATGCGGTATCACATCACAATTACTATACGAATCTTCGTCAGCTATCCTGTTACAATCCGGCCTTGTCCTAAGACAGTCGGAACCGCACCTACATCCGTCAGCCTCGCAGGGGTAAGCCAGTTTCATCGTATAGCAATCACGGTACATCTCAACCCCTCCGCCGGTGTCGTCGGTCGGAACCGTTTTAGTTTATTGAGCCGGGGTCAGCCAATTAAATATTCTTCGCCCTGCCGCTTTCGCACAGCGCACAGGGAAGGCCCGTTTTCTCTTCGTGGAGCTGTGGAACCATACATCTGGCACGGGTGGAAGGCTCTGTTCCCCCAACCTCCGGTTTTGGAGACCGGCGCTCTCCATTGAGCTACACCCGTATATTGTTTGAGCGGGCCGGGATTTGCACCCGGCATAGCGCAACTGCGATCGGAGAGACGGCCTTACTCGTCAATAAGGTGGCAGTACATTTCGTCCGCCCTCGTTGCCTTGTTTACTGTCTACCTATTCCAGCACCGCTCAGTCGTTATCTGCTCCGCATGTCGGCTTCGATTGCGAAACTCTGGAGCAGGTTAACGTGAAGGGAGTCCCCCGGCAGGAAACGTACAAGAGAGGCTCTCCTTTCCGTTTAATATCTGCTTACTAGATACCCCGCCGGGGGAGTGGGTTGGCCTTTGGGCCGCGGTTGGTACAAAACCCGAAAGGGGAGGGAAATTGGATAATTATGTTTACCCAAATATATTATACATCAATCGTTGTTAAGATAACAACCTATATATCTATATGTGTCTAATGGATTATTCGAGATTTTAAAATGGCCGCTTAAATACCTCTGCTTTCTCCCAGGTTAAGTTGCGAATTTCATTTTCAAGGAGACTTAACCCGTCAGGGCTGTCGTCGTGCTTCACCTTTCCAGTTCTGGTGTATGTCACCAGCTCACGCATCATCTGGCCGTATTGATCGGACGGTTTATATAGAGACTTATCCTTGAAGTAGAAGTACTTCAAAATTCCGTCAGAGGCCATTTCAATGCGTGTCTGTTTGTTGCTGATAGTACGCCGTGTTCTTATGCTCACTCGACCGCCCATTTTTTTGACCAGTTCTTCAACATCACGGGCAAAGTAAGTTCCTGCGTTGTTGCTCTCAAAGGTGGCAACCGAAACTTTGTGTTCTACCAGCTTTTTAGCGCATTGCGGTTTCGTCACCTCCGGAGTGCTGTTATCAAATACACAATCCTCAATAAATGCATCTTCGCCGTAGATATATGCAATCGGCATCATAACGCTGTCTCCGCCACCTTCTGCTGTATCACAGACAGAAATAATAGCATCCGGCTCATGGTCAACGGGCAACTCAAAATAGCGGTTCAATTCATTCTCTGGAAACAGAAGCCCCTTTGCCTCAAACGGCTCCTGTTGAAACTGGCTGGCCCACTGAACAGGTGTTACAAGCTCTCGTTCATGCCTATAATACTCCGTTGTGAACGCCGGTTTTCCATTCAAAACAATCTCAAAATTGCTTTCATCAGTAACCGGGTCGAGGGCCGGAATCTCCACGACCTTTGTGCGCCATCCCATTGTAGGAGCTATTTCCTGCAATCGTCCCAACGGGTCATACAGACTGTACCGTGTTCCCTGTGCCACAATCGGACACCCTTCCAAACGGCGGCCCAGCAAATCGCCGCGCACCTTATCCCACAAAGTGTCAAGGCGGTTTCTGTTGTTCGCCTCCAGCTCGTCAGACACAAGATCATCCAGGTACATTACACCTTCTGGTGTAGACTCTGTGGAACCGGTTAGAGCACCGTCGATACTCCGGCAAGTGATGGTGGCAAACCGCTTTTTCTTTTCGAGGTGGATGGTCTTTTCGTCCGCGTTGGTAGCTGCAAGCCTTGCTTTCGGGAACACATCATAGTACAGATACTCCTCCGGCTTTTGCAGAATGTCCAAGCATCCAGTATAGAAGGACTTCACCAGATCGTTCCCGGCACCGGAACAGATTGAAGATCCTCCAGGGTGTTGACCTGCGCGGAACAGAACGAACATTAACCCGAGCGTGGTCTTTCCAGTTCTCTTAGGCTGGCTGACTGTTAGCAAATCCAGTTCTCCGTCCGCCACTTGTTGAAACGCATTTACGATGGGGAGAAGAACTTTCCTCCGTGGCAAATAAAACCGCTTGTCATTTGGCCTGTTCCACTCAATATAACGAAGAAAGCAGTCAAAATCATACGGTGCATCAAATAGCAGGCTCCGCTTGTTCAACTCGAACATACGGAGGCTTTTTTGTTCTGTGGCGAATCTCGCAGATAGCCTCCGCACCTCCTTGTTCCGCTCATGTGCCAGCGTAAAATCTTCTGGTTCCAACAGTCTGATTGAATCAAATGCGTCGGATAGCGCAGATGGGTCGGATAGATTACGCTGAAATGCTTTCTCCACAAGGCTTTTAATCTCCATTTCTAAACGCCTCCGTTACATACCACTGACGCCATTCTTCTTCTGTTTTTCCAAGTTCAAATTTCCACCAGCATCTGCTTATGTTTGCCTCTCCGATGATTGATTTGATCCCTTCAATGGCAGG